GTACAAACCGCTCCGTCTGTGTGAATCCCTCTGTCATTTTTTTCCTAAATAGTGTCATTATAACTGCTAGAATCGCTAGCACAACCAGAATCAGGGCGTATATTGGAACAGACATATATAGTAATAACACACTTATTGTCGTAATTGTGTTCGCGTAGAATTGAAGAACCGGTCTTGGCCAATATGTGCCAAGTTGGGTCGTGCCCGGTCCGCAAAAGTGGATTGCTCAAAGAGTCCCGCATATGGCTGGGCAACCGGTCGGCCAATGACATCCACGCGATACAGGTCACTGGAGGAGCTGGGGACATATACTGACTGCGATGCGTTTTGGATGGCCATCGTTTGATTGCGCAACACGGTCTCAGTGTCAATATTTCGCATATAGGTCTTGAATGGTCCGACGCGAGTGGCGGGGTTGAAGTTGCCGGCGACGCTGTGTTCCGCGACGGCATTGATGGGCACGGTCGGTGCGGGGTTCATCGGCAAATTGTATTTTGTGGATAGAGGCCGCGGTGAAAAAGCGGGTTCCAGTGCGCTATCGGGGAAATGGCGCGCGGAAAGACGGTCATTTAATTCATTGGTGCGTTCATGTTGAGATACAATGATTTCGCGATGTACACCATCTATCAATCCATTGGGGGTTATTTTATTGCTGGCTGTATTCATTGCGTAATATATATTACACGTAGTGAAAAAGAAATGCGAGTTGAATGTGGAAATAATGGATACGTGTGTTGATGTAAAAAGAAGATATTATACGAATATATAGATGATTGGTGTTTTCATTTTTTTTATGATTTTGTTTGGAGCAATGGCGCTAGATTCGTTATATTTATTTTTGACCACGATGTTTTTTGGTCTTGTCATATATGCTCTTCTTATTTTTACCAATTATGCGATTTTATCAAGATACAAGATGAGTTTTAACTTTATGGATATTTTATGGGCTTCGCTGATTCTAACAGCAATTACATATATTGTACGCAAGTTTATGTAAAAAACATCTTTATACCAAGCGTCCGCTTTTAGTTCTTTCGGGTCGCCCCCGTAGGGGGCTTAGGGTCGCCCCCGTAGGGGGGCTTAAAGTCGGACTACAAATATGTTGGGGTCAAATGGTTTTATTGACCCTCCTTCTGCTGTTCCTCCTGCTGCCGCTGCTGTATAACTAGATAAGTCCTTTTCCTTCGCTTCTTCCACCATTTCACCCGTTATTTTACCAATCGTTTGGTAAAATGCCGCCACGCGCGGATTCGTCTTGATTTTCTGCGGATTAAACCCGCTCAAATAGAGCCCTTCCAGCGTCCGTATCCTGCTCAACCCCACATAGCTCTGCCCATACTCAAACACATTTGAGCCTAAATCCATTTGCGCCAGGTCCAATGTAACTCCCTGTGATTTGTGTATCGTGAATGCCCATGCCAGGCGCAGCGGGATTTGCTCTATCCCCAGTCTCGGATAGTCTCCGTGCTGATACATTTTCGCCGTAATTGGCATCGTCACACCATTGATGAACTTCACAATAGGCACCGGTGTTGTTCCACCAGCAAAATCCACGACGATTCCTTGCGACCCATTACAGATTCCCGAGTCAGTATCCAGGTTGGCAAGACACATCACCGCGGCCCCCTTCTTCAGTCTCAGCTTTGGGACCACCTTGCTGTTCTCCTCAAACAAATCCAGTTGTTGCTTCATTTCGTCGGGTGTGAGCGCATCGGTTCGCAACATGAGGTCTGTCGGAATCGGCGTCCCCGTTTCCGTATAAGTGGATAATCGCGTTTGCCGCTTTGAGTCATATACATATTCAGCATCGGTCAGCTTGGCATACATCGTGTCATTCACGCGCTCGGCGTCGGCGTTGCGCGGAAACAGTTTGGTCGGCACAATCCCGTCACTAATCACCGGTTCCAGTATGCGCGATTGTAGCAATGCCGCCGACTCGGGAGTGAGCACGCCCTGGCGCACCTCGTCCAGCACTTTTATGAACTCGGGGTTCTTGTGGCGAAACATCGTATTTAGGGCAATGTGCGACGCCGCGGGGAAAGTCGCAGCCCAGCGCGCCGATTCAAAGCAGAACCGCATCGTCTCGGGGTCGTCGCGTTTTCCTACGGGAGGCAGTTGATAGAAGTCGCCGATGAAGATGACCTGGATGCCACCGAATGGGCGCAGCGGAGTCTTGCGAATGACTTGGCCGATGCGGTCCAGCACGTCAAACATCTTTTGCGACATCATACTGACTTCATCCACGATGAGGGTTCGCGTGGTTTTCCAGTTGGTATTGGCTTTGCGGTTCTTGGATGCTTTATCCACGATTTCGGTGCTCTCGCCCTGGCATAGACCGACGCCGCTCCACGAATGGATGGTTTTCGCGCAGCAATTGAGGAGGACGGCGGCGCATCCGGTGAGGGCGCACACGGCGTGCTTTTGTCCGCGCTGCTCCAAATCCTGTTTTATGGTTTTGATCAGATGCGATTTGCCGGTTCCACCGGGACCTGTGATGAACAAATTGGCCCCCGCGCGGTACTTGTAGAAGGCGTATTGCTGCTCAAGAGATAAGGCGTCCAGGTTTGGCCCTGTAGGTACAGAAGTTCCTTGTTCCACAGATAGCGTTGTTATAAAGGCTTCCGCTTCTTCCTTGTTATTGAACTTTTTAAACTTTGCTCCCGCGAATCCGTCAATTTGCGCACGGCATTCTTCCCAGGTGTTATATACACCCGGCTGGATTCCGTTTTTGACTGCGTAGAATGCGTTTTGTTGTTGAGATGACATTTTTGTGTAAGAATTATTTGGTTTCTGGTAAAAAATAAATAAATAATCAATTTTTTAGCATAAACATTTATAAGACAAGAATGTATCAAGTATGTCTTGTTACCCCGATACGTTTACTATTGGACATTATACGATTCTAACCTCCCTTAGTGGTCCTACTATTTATATAAAACTGACTGATAACATCGGATATCTTTGTTACGAAACACATGTAGAGGCCAACAAGCTTGATTTGTCACTCCCCGCGGTAATCATTTATCAACTGATTACCCATTGTTTTGCGCAAGATACGGGATACACCGCCAATATCAGTGTATCGGGAAAAACAATGGCGATTCGGTTTCGTGCGCGAGTAAATTATTATATCTCGTTTGATTTCCAAGTTCATATCAAGGAAAAACTCATCACGAGCGATGGACAATTGACGATGAGTTTCAATCGCTTGGAAGAAAAGATAGACCAGGCGGACCAACATTCAAAACAACAATGTGCGAATGTGTTAGCAACTGTATAGCAGCCGCGTTGTAGACGACCTCTCTACTATAATCCCAAGAAGATGAAATATTATTTTTACATCTTTGCACATTCAAATCGCCGACTCTGTCGGCGGATATGAGTGAGCAAGATGTTGCATATTGCGCATTTACAATGCGCAATGGTGTAAAAAATTAGGTTGAAGTCGTGGTCCCTTCGGAACCGCAGGGAACGCTTCAAAACTTGTAATACTTTCCATTGACATCGCAAATGAGTTTCACGTGCTCCCTCTCTTTGTCCGTGATATATTCGGTAGAATTCATCGTATAATACGGGTTGTGGAATAATGGCGGCACGGGCATTGTTTTGTCGGTGGCCGGCATAAAAATCGTAAATGGCGGCTTCTCATAATATTCATATTTCAGAAACGTGTGCTCGTACTCCTGGATGCTATTCAACAAAACGAGCTTCTCCAGGTGTGGAAACGTGTGTCGCCGAATGTTATAAACCGCGTCTTTCTCGCATTCAAACATAATCGCGACCTTCATATGGTTGAACGTTTTGCTATACGGGATACTCTTTTCTTTGATTCCGCGAAGTATTATTGCGTTCGGAGAGAGGATACGAAATGCGTTCATATAAATAGTTTACATGTGGCAAACTATTTATGTTCATTTTTATTATACATTTTTTATACATTTTTTTTATTTTTAAACTCCTTCCACGAAATCGGTGTGGGTTCCACAAAAACGGGTGCGTCGGCCGCGTGTTCCTTGTCCAGATTGTCGCCTCTCCTCAGCGCACTATCCACATACATTTCGCGTAAAATGGTCCCTACTTTCACCGAGGCATCATATTGGTCCAGCTGCCCCTCTTCAATCTGTTTCAAAATACCGACAAAATTGACCATCATTTTCATATCCAGCTCGTCCTTCAACACTTTGCGGAAAAGGTCGGTGTAATTGCTGAATAAAAACGACGCCGTTGTTTCGCACAAATGGTTGAACTTCTCCTCCTCTACCATCTTCATATGAAAATGGTCCTTCTTGATACGACAAAGCTTACCAATGTCTTCCAGGATTCTTTCACTGTGTTTCAGCTCACGAATACGCTCCGTGTTATTGACATAGTCGTCGCTATCCATCAGCGACTTCATATTTAGACTCTGCATGAAACTATTGCTCATTTTATAATTGGTATTGCTCCTTCTTTATAAGTTCTTTCCGCAAAAATAAATAATATACAAAAAATATATATCTCCAATGTCGGCCTCTATCACGGACTTGGACTTGAATGTAATGGATAATATGGCAGCCGATGGATTTTATGTGATGTCGCTTTTTGGAATCACAATGGCCTCTATTTCCTATATGGCAAAACAATTTGAAATCAAAATGAACTGGTCTTCTATGAAATACCGCCCCGATATTGCCAAATATTCGTGGTTGTTGTCTAATGTAGGGGACCAGGTAAAAGACGGCATTATGGACGCCGAAAAAAAAATTACCCAGCAAATTGTGATGAACCCGGTTGTGAAATCATTGGATGACGCCACAAATAAAATGAACTCCGCGCTGTCATCCGTATCAAAGGATGTGGTGGGTCTCAAAAATAAAATAGACAACGCAAATAAAAAAAAGGACACTGAAAACGCCACATTGGTGATTACATTACAAAACAACATTTTAGCATTAAAAGAGGGTATGAAGAAAGTCATTGCCTCTCTGATTATCCAGCGGCACGTAAATAATGGCACAATCAAAATGATGAGTGGCACGCGAACATTACAGGAAAGTGTGCGGGCGGCTGTGAATAAAGTGAGCGGGCAGTCGCCTACAGCGCAACCACCTATAACACCAGAAACTACGACGCCAGAACTTATAGCGCCAGCACCTGTAATACAAGAATATATAATACCAGAACCGGTAGAGTCGGCAAAAACATCATCTAAAAAGAAGAAGAAGAAGAAGAAATAAAAATAAATGATATGCCTCTATTGTAATGGGCTATTACTGGGAACACAACAAAATATATGTGATAATGACATCCGTAATTCTACTATTGTGGGTCATAATGTTTGTATTTTTATACATAGATGTAAATATTGAAATGGCAGCAACTGATAATGACACGTGTAGCAATCCAATCGCAATCTATTTTGACCAAGCAAATCGCGAAAGATGCCTTCGTTTAGCAGCAGAGAAGAAATCCGTCGTCGTACAAAAAATTGCGGATACATTTGACAAAAATGTGGATGCCGTTATAAAAAAGACAAAAGAAGTGAAAAAAGAAATTAAAAATGTGGATAATTACTACGATAAATTAGAGCGGTTAAAAGCACAAGAAAAAAAAGATAAACTCGCAAGGGCAAGTGATTTATACAATAATGTTTATCAATTAGTTCAGAAAATCCGTAATGACTACAGAGAAAACCAAGAAGGTTTAGTAAAATTGGTGGATGACTATCAAAATATATTTGAATACAATCAGAAAATAATGAAAGAACTTGCCTCTCAACTTTTCAAAAAACTTGTTGCCAATACATTTACTAAGAAATACGACAAACCGAGAGGTGATATGGTTGAAAGCTATGATAAAATCCGACAATTTCTGGCGACATTTAGCAAAGAAGGTGATATCCCTGAATTGCCTCGCGATGCTCGTAAAGGGAAAAAATAAACATGGACTCTTGTTTTTATCTACAGATTATTTATAAATGTCAAACAACTGGGTAGTAATTATATTTTTATTATTTATGGTTTTAATGATGTCCCTCTATTTGGGGTCACAAGATTATGGTTCTTTTGCTTTTACAAAATCTGGGTTCTCGGAGTATCCATATGAAGGGTTTGCTACGTATCAAGATAACTTTTACAGTAGAGAGGGGTATGATAAAGATGAGTCGGCCAGAGATTCTTCGGCCAGAGATTCTTCGGCCCCATTATCTCAACCTGCTGCTGCGACGCCAATGACAACCGCTTATATTATGACTCCATTGGCTGGACACGCAACTCCATTGGTCCTTCAATCGCCTGAACCCCCCACCAAACCCGCTCCTACAAAGGAGGGATTTGAGACTTTAACCGGGGCTAAGCCTGTCAATTTGGCTGGGTCTTCTTACATAACAGAGCAAAAACCAGTGGCATTCTTGTACAACAACGACGCCAATACCACGTGTAAAAACTACGGCTACACCAATTCCAAGGGGTTCATCTGTATGTCCAGCAGCGACATTCAGCTTCTTACCACACGTGGCGGCAATGCTGTGGGTCCCTCCGATTCAATCGGCAAGTAAAAAACAATAAATATTTTTTCCAGTAAATCAAATATTTATTATCAGTCGTTTAGATGTACATCATTGACAACGCACTAGACCCCGCGTTGTCTATCTTCACGAGCGTATCCACGTCTTTCTTCGTGAGCGTATAAGGAAACACCACATTTAGCCCCGTTTCCTTCGCAAACATTTGGGTGCCCGACTTCACCAACCGATACAAGTTGAGTTTGGTATGTACAATTTCCAGCGACCGCTTCAAATTACGCACTCCCTCTTCGCCCTTCGCCTGGTTTGAAATGATGTGCGACAATACGTCGTCGGGAAACACCACATCATCGGGTCCAAATCCGACCTGTTCGCGGATTTTAGGCAATATGTGATTTCGCGCAATAATCATCTTCTCCTTTAGGTCGTATCCCTTGGTGCGAATGCGATACATGCGGTCGCGCAAGATGGGATTCACCAAGTTCTCGTCGTTATAACTGAATATGAACATACACTTGCTCAAATCCAGCTCTATTTCCGAGAAATACTTGTCGTGGAACTGGTTGTTCTGCGACGTATCTGTCAAATGCGTGAGTACGCCGATGATTTCTTGGCCGCGCGCCGTGTCGCTAATCTTGTCCAGCTCATCAAAGTAGATTACCGGGTTCATACACTTACTCTCCATCACGATTTGCGCGATTTTGCCCCAAGTACTGCCTTCATACGTGTAGCTGTGCCCCTCCAAGAAACTGCTGTCGCCGCAGCCGCCGAGGGCAATGAATGCGAACTCACGCCCGAGAATCTTGCTTATACCGTCTTTCACCAGACTGGTTTTGCCCGTTCCTGGTGGTCCGTGGATGGCAATAGCCGTGCCCATAGAACTCGGATTCGCGATCCATTGCCCGACCATCTGCATAATCTGCATCTTGGCGTCTTCCAGGCCATACACGCAATTGTCCAGCTGTCCTTTGGCCTTCACCACGAAGTCGCTACATTTGTCAATACCGTCCTTGATATTGATAGACAGACTCTTGAAAACGCCGAACGGGATTCGCATAAAATTATCCACCCAGTTTTTCAATTTGAAGTATTCGGGGTCTCCCGGCTCCATCAAACTGAGCTGATGAAGCCGCTGTAATGCGACGGCCTTGAACTTTGCGGGCATATTGGATTGTAGAAGCGTGAGCCGGTATGGCTTCTCTACATACATGTAGCCATTGATTTCGCGCAAATCAGACATAATTCGGAGCTGCTCCTTGTTTGACAGCTTCGTCTTGAAATAGCCGACTTCGTCTGTGATAATTTGGGTGTCCGCCTGTTCAAGCAACTCCTCGTATGTGTTGGCATTTTTACTGCGCGCATGTTTGATGAGTTTTTTGATAGAGCGATTACATTGGTCAAGCGCACGTTGAACAATCTTGTTGTTCGGTTTTGAGCGCAGTTTCTCAATGAGGACACGCTTGAGTTCAATGATTTCGCGGTACTTTTCGTCAATATTTACGACTTCTGAGAGCGGGTCAGGTACAACCTCCTTGGGTTTGCGTTTAGGCACAGGAGCGGAAATGTCGGTGTTGGAATTGGAGGGGGATAGAGGCAGACCGGGGAGGTCCATCGCCTGGAAATCCTCTTTCATATAGATTTCTTCGGCGTCCGAATCGCATTCGTCTTCATTGGATAAATTGGATGGAATGCGATTTTTTAGACCACCATGGACTTGTTGGCCTCCGATGGTCATCGTTATCTTGAACGTTTTGTCGTCTTTTTTTATGTCATCGTCGTCGTCGTCATCATCTTCACTGTTGTCGTTTTCGTCGTCGTCGTCGCATTCTTCTTCACAACCGATAACACGGTCATCTTCATCGTCATCGTCATCGTCATCTTCGTCTTCAGAGGAAGATTCGTACTTGGAACGCGACTTGGATTTACTGGATTTCTTTTTTGCGATTGCCTGCTTTTCTAGCTTCTTATTTTTAGCAAGCAGTTTCTGAATGACTTCTTCTAGATCAGCGTCGTTTTTTTTGGTTCCCTTCTTTTTCTTTGAGCCTGACTTTTTCTCCGGTTCAGTGGAATAACTGCTGGTATCAATGTATGAAGATGAAGTGTAAGACTCACTGTCGGAGATTGTCTCGTAGCTGCTGTCAGATTCATCATCGCTGCTGCTTTCGGGGTCGGGACGATTCTTCTTGTAGGAGCGTCCCTTGTTCTTAGAATTGTTGTCAATAATAGTTCGTGGCATTTTATGTATATTGGTGTAATGTGTTTAAATCATAATAAAAATCAATTTTTTGTGGGGTGAATCTTACAGATTCACCCCACAATAAACCCCGCATCGCAAAAACGTACCGTTTTTACTCCGCGCAATTTTTTTAAGACCCCCTCCCGAAGGGTTGATATAGCCAAAAAATTGCGCATTCAATTGAAGATTCAATCGGTACGATTGAAACGTAAATTGGATGCGGGGTTTATTGCGCAGGCCCCTTCGGGGCCTATCCAAAAAATTGCTTACTGATGAAACGCGCAGTGTTTTGTCAGTAAGGTGGTTTTTGATGGTGAATCTGTAAGATTCACCCCCAAAAAATTGATTTAATTCATCTGTATTAATAAAAGAATATAAATATTACCACCCATAGTATATAGTATTTGAAAATGGCAACCAAAAATACATCCTACAAAAACCCTTCGCGAATCATCGGAATCCAATTTGGATTGTTCTCGCCAGAAGAAATCCGTAAAGCGGGGGTTGTTGAAATCGTATCCAAAGATACGTATATTGGAAACAGTGAAGTTGCCGGAGGGTTATTTGACCCGCGCATGGGCGTTCTTGGCCCAGGCACCATTTGCCCAACAGATGGTTTAACAAACATTACAACCCCCGGATACTTCGGTTACATTGAAATGTCACGCCCCGTGTTCTTTATCCAGCATTTGAAAGAAATCATGAAAATACTCAAATGTGTATGTTTCAAATGTAGTAAATTGTTGATTAGCAAAGAACAGCATCACCAGGCAATCCGACTGAAACCATCCGAGCGGTGGGATTACGTGTATCCATTGTGCGCAAAGATTAAGCGTTGTGGAGACGCCACCGAAAACGGCTGCGGCTGTAAGCAGCCCGACAAAATCAAACTGGAAGGAATGGCGACCATCAATGCGGTCTGGGATACTTTAGTGAATGAGTCCGCTGTCGCTTCAGGCGGCGAAGCAGTCAATTTGCCGCCACTCAAGCTCACCCCCGAAATCGTGTTGAAAATATTCAAGCGTATCACCGACGACGACGTGGAGTTCATGGGATTCAGCGCCACTTGGTCGCGTCCCGACTGGATGATTTGTCAAGTCCTGCCCGTTGCGCCACCCGCGGTTCGCCCATCCGTAAAGCAAGACGCAAACCAGCGCAGTGAAGACGATCTGACACACATTTACGGCCACATCATCAAGACGAACAAGGACTTGGCCGACCGAATCAACGCCAATGCGTCCTCTTCCATTATTGACAGTTTGACAGCAGTACTACAATACTTTGTCGCGATGATTGTCAATAATAAGGTGAAGGGCGCGGTGCCGATGGCCCAGCGTTCGGGCAGACCCCTCCAGTGTATCACCGGGCGCTTAAATAGCAAGAACGGGCGTATTCGTGGCAACTTGATGGGCAAGCGCGTGGATTTCAGTGCGCGTTCCGTCATCACGGGCGACCCCAATTTGTCTATGCGGCAGCTGGGCGTTCCCAAAAAGGTCGCGATGTGTCTCACCAAACCAGTTGTGGTGAATGACCGGAATCGCGGATTCCTGACCCGACTCATACAGAATGGGCCCGATGAATACCCCGGCGCGAAAATCCTGGAGCGCAAGGACGGCCACAATGTCTCGCTGAGATACATTGACCGGATGGCGGTCCGGCTTGAAAACGGCGACATCGTTCATCGGCATATGATGGACGGCGACGCTGTGTTATTCAATCGGCAGCCCAGTTTACACAGAATGAGTATGATGTGTCATATTGTGAAGGTAATGGCCAGGGGCGATACCTTTCGTATGAACGTTGCATGCACAAAACCATACAATGCTGACTTCGACGGCGATAAACATCTTGTCGCCAACAAGAGAATGCTTTTCAAGATGTAGATAAAACTTGGAAAGGAAAACATTGGAATATCTACTTACTAAGCGTATTTAAGCATAGATACGTTTGTAAATATAATCTCTTAGTCATTTAATTAAATTACATAAAAATAAATTGCCTATACATAATAAAGAATGATATTGAATAAAAGTGATAGTAATAAAGTTATTGGTGAAATCTATAAAATAACAAATACACAAAATAATAAAGTATATATTGGACAGACACGCAGTCATCGGTTGAACAAAGATAAATATAGACCTTTTGGATTTATGGGAAGATTCAAAGACCATATTAATGAATGTTATTCCAAAAAGAAAAATTGCTGTAAGTATCTTAATTCAGCGATTTTGAAATACGGAGAAGAACATTTTAGTTGTGAAAAACTGGTTGAATGTCCTGTGGATAAGTTGGATGAAACCGAGATAAAGTACATATCGGAATACAACTCAAAATATC